AGATTCCTCTACGTCTCGTGGGCTCGGAGATGTGTATAAGAGACAGGGACAGCGGTGAGCGTGTGCAGTCCACGGACGCACCGTTTAAGCACTATGTACGGTGTTCCTCCTGCGGTGCTATCACAGCTGGTTATGCCCAGCAATCCAACGCCACGAAAGCGTGGAAGAGAGGGGATGCGTGGAAATGAAAAGAAAGGTTTACCCGGTGTGCGAAAAATGTTCAACCGTTATAAATCCGAAATTGCATGTGGACGTGGCTCCGGGATTCGTGGTCAACCGTGAAGTCTACTGCGCTCGATGCTTCAAGGATGATATGCAGGAGCAACTGGAATGGTTGCTGAAAGAGCTTGATAAAGACCCGGAGGCGGTTGCAGAAGCAATGGGTATTGGGGTTATTGATATCCCGGAGGACTGATATGACGCAGTGCGAAAAGATTCTGGCTTATTTGGATAAGCACGGGAGCATTACCACGATGGAGGGTATGAGCAAACTGCGCATCGCCAACTTTACAGCGCGGATTTCCGACCTGCGGAAGGCTGGCGTTGAGCTGACTAAGGAAACGGTCATCAAGAAGAACAAAGACGGCGAGACAATCGCCTATGGAGTTTACAGGAGGGCAAATGGGCAATAGCTGTTTATTCTACACACGGGCGACCGTGGATATTAATTTCCCAGAGGGGCATGTGTGCTGTGCGCTGTGCCCCATGCTGGAAACCTATTCCCGGCTCCAATGCCGGAGAACGGGCGAGTACCTGCTTGATTCAAAAGGTCGCGGGATGTATTGCCCGCTGAATTTGGAGGATGAACATGGAGAATCTGGGGATTTATGAGCGGGTTCGGCAGGTGCCGGAGGCCGCCAAGCGGTCCATTCAGGCGGGGCGGTTGAAGGGTAAGACCGATATCAACCCCATGTGGCGCATCAAGGCGCTGACGGAGCAGTTCGGCCCCTGCGGAATCGGCTGGAAGTATGTTATCACGGACAAGCGGTTGGAGCAGGGGGCCAACAACGAGGTTGCCGCATTTCTGGACATCGACCTGTTTGTCAAGGTAGACGGAGCGTGGTCGGAAGCTATACCCGGCACCGGCGGCAGTGCCTTTGTAGCAAGCGAGCGGAACGGGCTGTATACCTCGGACGAATGCTTTAAGATGGCCCTCACGGACGCAATTTCCGTGGCCTGCAAGGCGCTTGGCTTTGGTGCGGATGTGTACTGGGATAAGGACAGCACCAAGTATGACCGTGGCACAGAACCCCAGCAGCGGCCCCAGAAAGCGGCCATTCCGCCCAAGCAGAAGCCGGGGTACAGATTGCCCCCGCAGGGTGACGCTACTGTTATCTGTGAGCGCTGCGGCGGTCAGGTGATGGACTACTTTGACGGCAGGGCAACGGTGAAGGCGGCGCGTCTGGCGGCAAGAGCGAAGCAACTATACGGCTATGCGCTGTGCGAAAAGTGCGTAGCCGAGGCCAAGGAGGCCAACGATGCAGCAGGTTAAAGCCACATTGTTCCGCTGGACGATGGATGCCGCCGGTGACTGGCTGTGCATCCAGACCAACAAGGCGCGACAGGTGCTTGATGCGCTGAAAGATGGAAAGCTCTATGACGTGGAGATCAAGGAACACCGGGAGAAGCGGAGCCTCGATTCCAACGCCTACGCATGGGTGCTGATTGACCGGCTGGCAGAGAAGCTGCACATACCTAAAACCGAGGTCTACCGGAGATACATCCGGGGGATCGGCGGGAACAACGAGACGGTGTGCATCCCGGATAAAGGCGTAGAGAAGCTACGGAGCGGTTGGGAGCATAACGGGCTTGGCTGGCAGACGGACACCATGCCCAGCAAGCTCCCCGGCTGCACAAACGTTGTGCTGTACTACGGTTCCAGCACCTACGATACCGCTCAGATGTCCCGGCTCATTGACCTGATCGTGCAGGACTGCAGGGAACAAGAGATCGAGACCCTGCCTCCGGACAAGTTGGCAGGGATGATGGAGGAATGGGGCCGATGAGCAAGAGCATCATGCAAGACCGCCGGGAGTGCTACCTGACCAGCTTTACAGATCGGTTGGCAAAGCACCACGTCTATGGCGGCGGCAGGCGGCAGCTATCCGAGAAATGGGGCTGCTGGGTGTATCTCCGTGCCGACTGGCATAACATGGCCGACTACGGCGTTCACGGCAAGAACGGCCACGAGCTGGATATGCGTCTGAAGCGAGAGTGCCAGAAACGGTTTGAGGAACTTTATGGCCATGCGAAATTCATGGAAGTTTTCAAGAAAAATTATTTTGGGGAATAAAAGAGAGCCATAAAAAATTTATGAAAAAAAGTGGAGGAAAGAAAAGTGAGCAAGGAATGTAAAGAATGTGATTATTTCGGCGGCTATGATTACGATGACGGAACGCCGAATTGTTCATGCGAAGGTGGCTATGAGTCCTGCCCGTTTAACGATATGGCGCCTGCTGAAAAGAAGGGAATCAAAATCGAAATCGACTCCGGATTCATGGACGACTACATCAAGCACACCATCAAGAACACCGTTGAAAGTTGCATTGTGAGCCTTATTAGTTCGGAAATCAAAGATATTGTGCATATGGAGCTTCGGGACAAAGTCCTGGATATGACCAGAGATGCTATTGAAGCATCTATCAGCGATCAGGTGTCCGAGTTTATGAATGGCGATATTTCAGTGGGCGGCGGATGGAGCGAGCCCGCAAGAACCATCACTCGGAAGGAGTATATGTCCGAGCTGATTGAGAAGCAGTTGGGGGAGAAATTCAAGAGCGCAGTTCCTAATGCTTGTGCGGAAGAGGCAAAGAAAGCTATTGAATCCTTTGCTAGAAAGACCAGAGACCAAATCAACGCTGGTATTCGCCAGTATTTCAACGAAGCCACGCGGCAGATTTTGACCGATAACGTTGTGTCCATGCTGATGGAAAACGATACATACCAGAAGCTATCGAACAGCATGAAAACATTTTTGCCGGAAGGATAGTGAGGAGGAAAGAAAAATGAGCCTTAATCATATCACCATCATGGGGCGTTTGACCCGTGACCCTGAATTGCGGAGAACCAACAGCGGTATCGCTGTGGCCTCCTTCACCGTGGCGGTTGACCGGGACTTCAAGTCCCTGTCCGGCGAAAAGGAAACGGATTTCATTGATGTGGTGGTATGGCGCAACACCGCTGAATTTGTAAGCAAGTATTTCTCTAAGGGCCGCATGGCCGTGGTGGAGGGCCGTTTGCAGATCCGTGACTGGACCGACAAGGACGGTAACAAGCGCCGCAGCGCCGAGATTGTGGCCGACAGCGTGTACTTTGGCGATTCCAAGCGGGACGGCGGGGACACGGCGCAGAGTGAACCACAGGGCGATTTCAGCGAGATCGAGGATGATGGGGATCTCCCGTTCTAAGGAGGTGGGTGAATGCCGAACAGGATCATCAAGGATAGCATCAGGACGAGCAAAAGCATCAACGCAATGACGGACTTTCAGTTCCGATTGTGGGCGTACCTGATCACCTACGTTGATGATTATGGGCGCGGAAGCGCAGACCCGGAATTGCTCAAAGGCTTTGTATTCCCCCGCAGAAAAGGTGTGACTGAGGGAACGATCAGTAAGACGCTTGCAGAATTGGCGACCATAGGCTCTGTGATCCTCTATGAAGTTGACGGAGAACCGTACCTATGTTTTCCAAACTGGAGCGAACACCAGACGGTGAGGAACAAAGTAAGCAAATTCCCAGCACCTGCTGACGGATTGATTACATCTGAAATCAATTGCAATCAATTGCAAGCAGGTGAAAGCAAATGCGCCCGTAATCCAATCCAGAATCCAGAATCCAGAATCCAGAATCCAGAAGAAGTAGGCGGCGAGCCGCAAACGGCATCCCCGCCGGTGGTTTCCATCCCCCTCAATGACGGCACTGAATATCCAGTGTCGCAGGAGCAATGCCAGGAATGGGCGGGCGTGTACCCTGCTGTAGACGTGATGCAGCAGTTGCGGGAGATGCGGGAATGGTGCTTGAATAACCCAGCAAAGCGCAAAACGCCGAAAGTCGTGCGCGGATTCATTACCCGCTGGCTGGCGAAAGAACAAGATCGCGGTGGCCGCAAGGGCGCAAAAGGCCCTGGCTTTAAATGCGAGGACGCTTGGGGGTATGTGTGATGATGCGGATCGTGGTTGATATTTACGGCGAGGACACGCAGGGCACGAAGGAGGCGGTGGCCATGCTGCTGGAGCCTCTGGGCCGCGTCCGCGTGGTCAGCGTCATTACCGATGGCAAGGAGGAGAAGCGGTGAATGTAGCCTATAACATGGACTGCATGGAGTATATGCGGACGCTGGACGACAAGGCGTTTGATCTGGCTGTGGTAGACCCTCCATATTTCAGCGGGCCGGAGCGGCGCGGATATTATGGCTGCAAGGTCAGCAAAATCGGTGTGCACAGAGACTACCCCATATCGCCGAAGTGGGATATTCCGACACGTGAATATTTCGATGAGTTGGAACGTGTCGCAAAGCGCTATATTGTTTGGGGCTGCAACTATTTCGACTATCACTTTGCGCCGGGGCGCATTGTTTGGAACAAGTGCAACGAGGGAAGCTCTTTTAGCGATTGCGAGATCGCAGCCACAAACTGCCATGACAGCGTACGGCTTTTCCACTACATGTGGAATGGAATGATGCAGGGCAAAAGCATCGCAGAGGGGTTCATCCAGCAAGGGAATAAGGCACTGAACGAGCAGCGCATTCATCCGACGCAGAAGCCTGTGGCGCTTTACGTGTGGTTGCTTCAGAAGTACGCCAATCCCGGAGACAAGATACTGGACACCCACTTAGGCAGCGGTAGCAGCCGCATAGCCGCCTATGATCTTGGCTTTGATTTTGTTGGGTGTGAAATTGATCCGCACTATTTTCAGGCGCAGGAAAAGCGCTTTGCGGAACACACAGCGCAAATCAGTTTGTTTACTTGTGAGGAGGAAAAGCGGTGATTGCATTTGAGATTCCCTATCCGGCAACAAAGCGCGGTAAAGCGGCGTGGAACAAGCGGTTTGGTCTAAACGCGTATTACGCCGGTAAGCATTGGTCACAGCGGAAGAAGGACGCAGAAGAGCTGCATACCTTGGCCCACTGGGCGATGCGCAAAGCAGGAATTACAAAACGTCTGGTAAATCACCCCGGCAAGGTGACGTTTTTCTGGAATGACAATTTGGACGTTGACAATTACGGCGCGCTGGGCAAAGCCTTTGTAGACGCGATGAAGGGCTACATTTTGCCGGACGACAACCCTGAGTGGTTTCGCGCCGTGGAACACAAATTTTGGGGCGGAGATACGATCCGCGTGGAAATTGAGGAGGCAGAATGATGGATGCTGTGGAGTATTTAAAAACATTGTGCAGAATGTGCCACTGCGAGTGCCTCAAATGCGAGTTTGGGAAAGCACGTAGCGAGTTTGAAACCTGCCCTGTCTGGCAAAGAACCCACCCGAAGGAGGCGGTGGAAATTGCCGAAAAGTGGGCGAAGGAACACCCCGCCAAAACCAGGCAGAGTGTGTTCCTTGAGCAGTATCCGAAGGCGAAGCTGACTGAAGACGGAGTCCTGGCGCTATGCCCGATAGCAATTTCTTCCGAGTGTAGCGGTGAAAACGGTCGTTGTGTGTCCTTTAACCGAAAATGCGGTAACTGCCGCCGGGAATTCTGGTCTGCGGAGGTGGAGGATGCATGAAAGTGTTGATAGCCTGCGAGGAATCGCAGGAAGTCTGCAAGGCGTTCCGGGCGCTGGGATATGAAGCCTACTCGTGTGATATACAGGAACCCTCCGGCGGGCATCCTGAGTGGCACATCTTAGGCGATGCGCTCAAGGCCATCGAGGGGGGGCAAGTGACCACTATGGACGGGCAGACCCATGATGTGGGGCGGTGGGATATGATTATTGCTTTTCCGCCCTGCACCAAAACCAGCAACGCCGGAGCGCGGCACTTGTATAGGGGCGGCAAGCTCAATATCAAGCGGTATTATGAGGGCTTGTGCGGCAAAGCGCTGTTTTTAGCTATTTGGGCAGCGGATTGTGAAAAAGTTGTGATTGAGAATCCGACGCCGAGTAAAGTCTTTGAGTATCCAGAGCCAACCCAAGCCATACAGCCCTATCAATACGGGCACCCGTTTAGCAAAAAAACCTTGCTGTGGGAGCGTGGTGTCCAGCCGTTGGAGCCGACAAACATCGTTAAGCCGACAGCAACATGGTGTCCGAGCGGCAGTTACAGCCATAAGCATGGGGAACAGCATAAAGGCATGTTTACCACGGATAGGGCAAAAAACCGCGCAAAGACCTTCCCCGGCATCGCCAGAGCCATGGCGGAGCAATGGGGCGGAGACATAAAGGAGAAACTATGAGCGACTTGGAGCAGACCGCAATCGAGCGGCTGAAAGCGGCATCGGATATGAGCCTGCGGCTTTTTGAAAAACCGTTAGTGATCACCTACTCCGGCGGGAAGGACAGCGATGTGATGCTGCATCTGGCGGAGAAAAGCGGCATTCCGTTTGAGGTACTGCACTCCCTCACCACGGCGGATGCGCCGGAGACGGTGCGCCATGTGTATGATACGTTCCGCCGGTTGGAGGAAAAGGGCGTGAAGTGTACCGTAGATAAGCATGTTCAGCCGGACGGCTCCCGTATGACCATGTGGAAACTGATTCAAAAGAAGCTCATGCCGCCCACACGCCTGGTGCGGTACTGTTGCGCTGCCCTTAAAGAGGGAGGAGGCAAGGATCGGTTCATCGCTACAGGTGTTCGCTGGGCGGAATCCACGGCCAGGAAACGCCGCGGCGGTTTAGAGGTATTAACGTCTAAGCCACAAAGCAAATTGATCCTATCAAACGATAATGACGAGGATCGCCGATTATTTGAAACGTGCCAACTAAAGGGGAAGCGGGTGGTGAACCCCATCATCGACTGGAAGGACAATGAGGTACTGGATTATGCTGCTATTGAAAAAATTCCCATGAACCCGCTGTACTGCGAGGGCTTCCACCGGGTCGGCTGCGTAGGCTGTCCTCTGGCATCAAAAGCAAGGACTATGGAGTTCGCTCGCTATCCGAGAATCAAGGCGGCGTATATTCGGGCCTTTGATCGGATGCTGAAAGCGAGGAGGGAGCGCGGCCTGCCGTGCCAGTGGCAATCCGGCGTGGATGTATTCCATTGGTGGATGGAGGACGGCGTTCTGCCGGGACAGGAAGTTCTTGGAGGGTTTGAGGAATGACAAACTTTGAGTTTTACACAAAAAACGCAGCCAGATTGGGGGAGCTGATCGAAAAAGCCGTGGATGACGCGCTGGAAGCAAAGGGCTGCTCACTTGATCTGAAATATCCAGAGAAGCTATCCAGTGCCGATGATACTCGCATGGTGACATGGGCAAGCTGGCTGAATGAAGAAATGTAGGGAGGAACTATGAGAGATACAAACCTCGTAAATTCGCTGCGGGAGCACGCGGAATGGGCGCGAGAAAATGAGTGGGAAACGCCGATCACACTGGGCGACGATCTGACCGAAGCCGCTGACCGGATTGAAGCGCAGGCGAAAGAAATCGAGAAGCTGCGGGCGCAGAATGGGCAACTTATGTCGATAATTGCGGATGTTACCAAAGACGGAAAGACGTGGATGTGCCAGTATTGCGCTCATTGCAAGGACATCTTCAGCGGCATGGCTGACTGCGATTCCAAGAAGCTGTGTGTTATGCCATATAGTCAGTTTGAGCTAAAAAGACCGGAGCCGCCGGAGGCGGAGAAAGCATTGGAGGCGATGAAGGATGAGTAAAGCCGTACTTATCAGCATCCGCCCCAAGTGGTGTGAAAAGATCGCCAACGGCGAAAAGACTATCGAAGTCCGCAAGACCAAGCCGAAGCTGCAAACGCCGTTTAAGTGCTATATCTACTGTTCCGCCGGGGGCGACAAGCTGTGGATTAGGGATGCCGCATGGCGTGAGCGCTGGATGGGCGGCCCCATTTCCTTCCTGGTCAATGCAAAGAAGTGCGGCGGAATGAACATCGGAAACGGCAAAGTCATTGGGGAGTTTACCTGCGACCGCATAGATAGACTTGCCCCGGCAGACGAACCGTATGGCATCTATGACATTGGCGATGATTATGTATTACAGACTTGTCTTGAAAATGGGGCACTATGGGATTATGGGCACGGAACACCGCTTTACGGCTGGCACATCTCCGACTTGCGCATTTATGATACGCCGAAAGAATTAAGCGAGTTCAAGACGCTATGTAGAGTTGATGCCGACTGCTGTGCCTGCCCTTATTACAATTACACCAAAATGGACTGTGATGGCCGGGTTATCGGTCGTCCGCCCCAAAGCTGGTGCTATGTGGAGGCGATGAAGAATGGCTGACCTAAAATCGTGCCCGTTTTGTGGATATAAGGGCGTTATGCAGAGAAACGGTCACTGCTATCGAGCATGTTGCCAAAATAGAGACTGTCCAATCGAACCGAGAACACATTGGTTTTTGAATCATCTATTAGCAATCGAAGCATGGAACAGGAGGGCTGACAATGGCTGACCAAATGCAGTTATATGACACATCGGAGAAACAATCAAGTAACAACACAGGTAAAGCTAAACGGAAGTGGGAAAATGGTTTCCAGAGATGGAGCAACCGGCACAGTGCAGATAGTGGTAGCTCTTTTGGGTGCTGTGGATTCGGCAGTATGTGTGACTATTGTGAGGATAATTCGTATGGACGCCCGTGTGTCAGGTCGCTGAACGCCATGATCCGCGAAAAGCGTCTGAAAATCGATTACGAAAAGACTGGTTATGAAGAAGTATGGGAGGGGATTTTTGACGATGGCTGAATACATTAAGCGGGAAGCAACGATTAAGGCGATTGTTGACAGCAGAAACAGGTATTATAACAGTGCGAGCAACCAATATTTAGTCGGGCGTTGTGATGGCTTGGATATTGCGGCCGGACTGCTTCGCGTGGCCCCCGCCGCCGACGTGGCCCCGGTGGTGCATGGACTATGGGAAGAAGAGCCATCATCTTTTTGGAGGTGGACGCCGTCTGGTGCGGTAGTGGTTGCGCGTACTACTTACAGATGCGGTCTCTGTGGACGGGGAACCGCCGTAAAATCCAACTACTGCCCCAACTGCGGGGCCAAGATGGACGGAGGTAACGAAAATGTATAAGCCGTTAGCCAACAGCACCCTACTTAGGATGCCCAAAAAGGAGATTATTGAGCTGCTTCGCACCGCAGAACATAACGCGAAAGTATCTCAGGAATTTGTGGACCAGCAAGCGGAGAATCTCAAGGACTGGAAACCGTTGGTGCATGGGTGGTGGGATGATTCCGGGAGATATACGTTTCCGAGTGGTGATACAGCTGTCAGGTGCACCAACTGCGGCTGCGCACTGACAGAGAGCGAGTATCGCCTGTACGACTGGAATTACTGCCCTGTATGCGGAGCAAAGATGGACGGAGGTGCTGACCATGAGGACGATTGACGCTGATAAACTGGTTGATATGCTATATGACAATGAGTTTGCCGTACTTTGCCCGTTGGATGAAGTAAGCGGCGTAGTTGACGCTTGCCCCACCGTGGATGCCATGCCAGTGGTGCATGGGCGGTGGGGGCATCTTGGCGGGGACGAGTGGTGTTGCTCTGTGTGCGGCTTTGTCATCACCACTGAGGGCAGTTGGGATAAGCCTGCCAAAAAATACTGCGAGGATTGCGGGGCCAAGATGGACGGCGAGAGAAAGGACGGCGGGGATGGCTAAACAATTCGGGTATTTGCAGCGGCGGGAGGCGGAGCTGGATGCCACCTTCAACGCCGGGGCGGCGATGGCGATGCAATTCGCCATGGACACGCTCCAGATGGCCCTCCACCAGACGGAGGGCTGGGGCTACGATCGGATCATGCGGATCACCCATAACTGGGTTGCCGTTCAGCGGGAGTACAAACCGGCGCTGGACTGCCGGAACCCGGAGGCGGACGTCCGACGGGTGCACATGGACAGGGTGCTGGCGCAGATCATCAACGGGAAGGCGGAGCTGATCCCCTTTGAATCCAGATACCCGGAAATCAAAAAGATCAAATATAGGAGGTAAGAAAATGTATAATTCAAACAATGGGAACGTGGGCGTTGCACCAACTTGCAACTCGGCCTATGAGCCGAATTGTGTGAAGGAACCCCGATTAGTTGGGATGAACGAATCACTTTTAGTCCTGCAGGACCGTAAAAAAAAATGCGTGAGCTAATCTGTGAAATTCGAAGTGGGCTGTTTGGCCTTAACCAGCCGGAATGGAACACGCCTGAATGCAATTGCGCTCAAGATGTTACGAATGATTGCAATGCGATTTCCACGCAAAGCATTGAACTTCTAATGGACATCCTGCGAGGGCTAAACGGTGATTGATGGGAGGTAACTATGCAGAAGGAAGATATATCACTCCTGCGCATCTACGCGAAGAATAATATGAATTGCGTGAAAACAGCAAAGGAGATGGGTATCCATCAAAGCAGCGTGATCTATCGGTTTGGAAAGATCAAGACGGAAACAGGGCTAGATGCGCGGAAGTTCTGGGACTTGGTGATGTTGCTGGAAATGGAGGAATCATGAAACTTGGACAGGTGGTTCGGGCCAGATTCAAGTCCATACCGTCCCAGCTGGAACGGCAGCACCCGACGTATGAGCAGCTGTATCCGTTCCGGCGCGGAGAGGTAATTTACATCCACCCGAAGGGCCGGTTTGTCAGTGTGCGGACGGAAACGGCGGGTGGCCCCGTGGTAGAGAATTTCCGGCTATGCGAGGTGATGATGTGAGTACATTCCCGGAACGGCTGCAGCGGCTCCGAGAAAGCAGACACCCGGTTGTCAGCCGATATGTGGCATCTGAACTGATGGGGCTGAGTCGGGACGCATTGAGACGGTACGAGCGAGGCACGCGAGAACCGGGGCTGTCGGAGCTGAAACAGATCGCTGAGTATTACAACGTCAGCCTTGACCAGCTCTGCTGGGACGAGGGTGAGCGAAACACTTAATTGTACAGAAAATAAATATTTCAAATTCCTCCATTTGGAGGAATGTTGACGAACAGATGTGCGAGAATGAGGGTGCGGGGTTATATCCGTATCCTCATTCTTTCCATCCCTTCTTTCCTCCTGACCCCGGCGGACGCCGGGGGTATGCAGGCGTAGCTCAGTCGGTAGAGCACCGGACTTCGTGAGCCGGTATGTTGTGGGTCCGAGCCCCACCGCCTGTGCCAGAGGCTGGGTAGCACCCGGACAATGTGAGACCGTTCGTCATGGCTCACATGGAAATGAAAATGGTCGCTGAAAACTGCGCTTGTCTTGATGCGTCAAGACCGGTTTGACCTGACGGAATAGGGGCTGCGACTTTTCGGAGTGTAGTTGCCGGTAGCGTGTGACAATCTAAGCGGCAAGACGGCCAATATGCGGCATAGGTGCCCCGTAAGGGGAGACCACAGCGAGTGACGGGGACTTTCCCCGAAGCGCTAAAGCAGGGCAGGACTGCAATGCCGTACCATCCCGGCCAGCGGGCGAGGAAGCGTAAAAAGCTAAGTATCAGGCGGCTGGTATAATTGCCAAGTTCCTGATGGCTGGTAGGAAGACGCAGCGCAGCCGGGAGCCGATAAAAAGACCTTGCGTACCATGTTTGGCTCAGGGAGATCCGGACACGCAAGATGTGTATGCCCCTCGTGGCGGGTAAAGTCTGCTATGTAAGGCCAAGGGGCGGGGGCCGGTAGCAAAACAGGAGGATGGCATGGAAATCACAAAGCGGCGGCTTGCGGATATTGTGCCGTATGCCGCAAACGCAAAAAAGCATGATAAGCGGCAAATCAACAACGTTGCGGAGAGCATCAAGCAGTACGGATTCGTACAGCCGATTGTGATTGACCGTGACGGCGTGATCGTAATCGGTCACTGCCGCGCTCTGGCGGCGAAGAAGCTGGGCATGGAAGAAGTGCCTTGCGTCTGCGTGGACGATCTGACACCGGAGCAGGTGAACGCCCTGCGGCTGGTGGATAACAAGAGCAACGAGAGCGATTGGGACTTTGACCTGTTGGCTGATGAACTGCCCGGTCTTGACCTGTCGGCGTTTGACTTTGAATGGGGTCTGCGTGATGAACTGAATGATTCCGTTGTCGAGGATGATTATGAACCTGTCATTCCGGCGGAGCCGAAGAGCAAGCTGGGCGATGTGTACCAGCTTGGAGACCATCGCCTTATGTGCGGAGACAGCACGTCTTTGACAGACGTACAGAAGCTTGTGGGGGGGGCACAAATCGATCTTCTTCTCACCGATCCTCCGTACAATGTGGACTATCAGGGCACCGCCGGTAAAATCAAGAACGATAACATGGAAGATGCAGCCTTTAGGCAGTTCCTGACGGATGCTTTTTCCAATGCGGCGATGGTCATGAAACCAGGCGCTCCGTTCTACATCTGGCATGCCGACAGTGAAGGGTATAACTTCCGTGGTGCGTGTAAAGATTCGATGCTGCGTGTCCGGCAGTGCCTGATTTGGGTGAAGAATTCCCTCGTAATGGGGAGACAGGATTTCCAGTGGAAACATGAGCCTTGCCTGTACGGTGAAAGCGAAATTGAAGAGGACGCGCATGAGCCTTGCCTTTACGGATGGACGGAAGGTAAGAAGCACTACTTCTTCAAGAACCGTAGACAGACAACTGTGCTGAATTTCGATAAGCCTGTCAAGTCTGCGGAGCATCCGACCATGAAGCCGATTAAGCTGTTTGATTACCAGATGCAGTGCTCCAGTAAGCCGGGTGAGAATGTGCTTGATCTGTTCGCTGGCTCCGGCACCACGATTATGGCGGCGGAGCAGAATGGCAGACACGCTTTCTGCATGGAGTATGATCCAAAGTATGCCGACGTCATTGTTGACCGGTGGGAGAAGTTCACCGGGAAGAAGGCGGTGCTTCTGCATGACTGATGCTCAGGCGACTGCGCGGAAGATGTTGAAGAAAAACCAGCAGTATTTATCCACACAGCAGATGAAAACACTGAACGGGCTGATTAAGTCCGGCGATATTACAGGGGCCATGAATGGCCTGCATACATTGGTGGCGAGAAAACTGACTGCGAGAAAGGAGGGCGCGTATGGCAAGGCCAAGAAAGGAAATAGATCAGAAGCAGTTCGAAAACCTCTGCGGCCTGCAATGCACGCTTGAGGAAATCTGCGGCTGGTTTGATGTGACTGATAAAACGCTGGATAGTTGGTGTAAACGCACCTATCATGCCAGTTTTTCCGAGGTATTTAAACAAAAGCGCGGAGCGGGGAAAATTTCGCTGCGTCGGAGCCAATGGCGATTGGCTGAAAAGAACGCTACAATGGCGATCTTCCTCGGTAAACAATTTTTGGGGCAGCGTGACAGCGTGGACGTGGCGGTGACGGACGCGAAGGGCATTGCATTGGACGAGTTGGAGAAGATGGTGATGCAGAATGACGCGGATACAAGCGGCGGAACTGCTGATACATAATCCCATTGCGTTCGGTCATGCCGTTGGGTTTGATAAGCTGGGCGCGCTGCACAACGCATGGATACAGGATATGGTGCGCGGGCGTGAGGACAAAACCTTGCAGGCGCACCGCGGCAGCTATAAAACAACGTGCGTTTCGATTGCGCTGGCGGAGACCATTGTCCTTCTTCCAAATCTCAAAACGCTGTTTATGCGAAAAACGGATGCGGACGTGAAAGAGGTTGTGCGGCAGGTGCGGAATCTGCTGCTATCGCCATACATGGAGGCGCTGTGCGAGAAGATCCACGGGAAACCGCTGATCCTGACAACGGTATCCGCGACGGAGATTTCCACGAATCTGGCAGCGGACAACAAGGGCACGAGCCAGCTTGTGGCGTGCGGCGTGAACGGGTCCTTGACCGGCAAGCATTTCGATCGCATATTTACGGACGATATTGTAAACGTGCAGGACCGCATTTCCCGCGCAGAGCGAGACCATACAAAAACGATCTATCAGGAGTTACAGAATATCCGCAATCGGGGCGGGCGAATTTTTAACACCGGGACACCCTGGCACAAGGAAGACGCGTTTTCCATGATGCCGAATATCGAAAAGTACGATTGCTATTCAACTGGATTGATTTCCGGGGATGAGTTGCAAACCATTAAATCGTCTATGACGTCATCCCTGTTTGCAGCAAACTACGAGCTGCGACACATTGCCAGTGATGATGTGATCTTTGACACGCCGCAAATGGGCGGTGAGCCTTGCCTTGCAGAGCAGGGCATTTGCCATATCGATGCGGCATACGGCGGCGATGACTACACGGCGTTCACAATCGCCCGGAAGAAGGGGACAGCATATTACCTCTATGGGCGGCTTTGGCACAAGCATGTGGACGATTGCATGGATGAAATCATCCGACTTCGTAAGTCCTTCAATGCTGGGGAGATTTACTGCGAGACCAATGCGGACAAGGGCTATCTGGCAAAGGCACTGCGTGCAAAGGGCGAACGGGCCGTTACCTATCACGAAAACATGAACAAGTTTCTTAAAATCACAAGCTATCTCAAAGCGGAATGGCGCAATGTGGTTTTTGTGGCCGGTACGGATGATGCGTATATCGACCAGATTTGCGATTACAACGAGAACGTGGAGCATGATGACGCGCCGGACAGCGCGGCCAGCATCGTAAAGCGGTTGTGGAACAAACGCGACAGCTCTGATTATGTTTCCATTCTGAGATAAGGGGTGAGCGGAGATTAAGACATATAATGACCTTGTGGCGGGGGGCGAGGATGAAAAGGCGCGGATGGAGTTTGTCCGAAGCGCGATCAACGAGCACCGCGAATCCCACGCATATAAGACGGCGGCGGATGCTGAGGAATATTACAACGGCCTGAATCCGACCATTAACCGCTATGAAAAGATCATCTACGATATGCAGGGCCGCGCCCACGCGGATATGTGGACGGCAAACCATAAGCTGGCCAGCCGGTTCTTCGGTCTGGCGGTGGATCAGGAGGTCTCGTATCTGCTGGGCAACGGCGTGACCTTCGCGGAGAAGGGAACACCAAACAAGCTATGCCCGGACTTTGACCAGGAAGTCATGGATGCGGCGCGTGAGGCGAAAATCGCAGGCGTGTCTTTCGGCTTCTGGGATCTGACGCATTTGCGGGTGTTTTCCCTGCTTGAGTTCGTCCCCCTCTATGATGAAGAGGACGGTGCAATGAAAGCCGGTATCCGGTTCTGGCAGGTGGCACAGGATAAGCCGTTGAGAGCGACGCTGTATGAGATTGACGGCTTTACCGAGTATTTCCAGCCCAGCGGCGAGGATATGGACGTCATGCAGCCGAAGCGCAGTTATAAGCTGATCGAGCGCAAGGCGGAGGTCGGCGAAACCGAAATCTATGACGGCGGGAATTATCCGAGTTTCCCCATCGTGCCGCTGAAAAACAACAAGCGGTGTCTCTCCGAGATCGTCGGCAAGCGCAATACCATTGACGCGCTGGATTTGGCGTCTTCCAATATGGTAAACAACGTGGACGAGGGCAATCTGATCTATTGGGTGATTTCCAATTGCGAGGGCATGACGGATCTGGACGATGCAAAGTTTATTGAACGGCTGAAAACCACCCATGTCGCCCACGCGAATGGCGATGATGGTGCAAAGGTGGAAAGCAAGACCATCGAGGCTCCCTATGAGGGAACCAGCAGCACCATTGATATGCTCAAGAAAAAGCTGTACGAAGATTTCCAGTGCTTTGACGCTGCGGCGGTATCCGCTGGGAATCAAACGGCGACCGCAATCAAGGCCAGCTATGTGCCGTTGGATTTGAAGACGGATAAGTTTGAATCTGAGGTAACGCGGTTTATTGTGGAAATCCTGCGTCTGGCAGGTATTGAAGATCAGCCAAGCTACACGCGCAATCAGATTATCAACAAGAGCGAGGAAACACAGAACATCCTTCTGGGCGCAGCGTATTACGATGACGAATACATCACAAAAAAGCTGCTGACCATCAACGGCGACATTGACCAGTACGAGGACATGGCAAAGCGGAAGGCGGCAGAAGAGATTGACCGGAGCTTTGAAGATCCGGACGCGCCGGGGGTGAGCGGCGATGGCGACCAGTGATCTTGGCCATAAGCAGACCGACAAGGAACTTGCAAAGCTGGAACGGCGCATTGCAAAGTTATACCGCGAGGCGGAGAAAGAGCTGCAAGAAACCATTGACGCTTACTTTGAGCAATTCAAAAAGCGCGACGAGGAAATGAAAGATCTGATCGGCACCGTGCAGAACGGTAAGGAATGGACGGAGGCCGATTATAAGCAATGGCGGCTCAATCAGATCGGGCGCGGGGAACGCTATCAAGCTATGCGCGACAAGGTGGCGCACCGCGTGACTGATGCAAACGCTGTGGCGGTGTCTTACACCAATGATGCAACGCCGGGTATCTACTCCCTTAACCGCAACTATTCGGCCTATACCATCGAGCAGGTCGCAGGCAATGTCGGCTTTGACCTGTGGGACGAGCAGACGGTAAAGCGGCTTATGGTAGAGCAGCCCGATTTAATGCCATATTACCCGCCGAAACGCGCCTTAAAGCGTGGAATTGACCTCGAGTATGGCAAAAAGCAAATCACCAAGAGCGTCACCAGCTCCATCTTGCAGGGAAAGAGCATCAAGCATATGGCGGACGACCTGCAAAAGCGGATCACCACCATGAGCCGCGATTCCGCCATCCGCACCGCCAGAACTGCCGTGACCGGCGCGCAGAATGCCGGACGCATGGATAGCTACGCGGCGGCGGAGAAGATGGGCGTCAAGCTCAAGAAACAGTGGCTTGCGACGCTGGACAATCGCACGCGACACGCTCATGCCATGCTGGACGGACAGACGGTGGACATTGACAAGCCGTTTAAGGTCGATGGTAACGAGATCATGTTCCCCGGCGACACGTCTGCACCCGGCTACCTTGTGTATAACTGCCGCTGTACAATGGTTGCGGATGTGGATGGAGTGAATTCCACGGGCAAAAGACGTGCCAAGAACCCGGTTACAGGTGAAAACGAGATCATTTCAGATATGACCTATTCAGAGTGGGCGGCACAGAAAGAAGCGGAAAGTGCTACAGCGTGGGGCATCTTTATCAAAAAAGGCCGGAATCTATCGGCAGACACGAAGCAATGGAAAGAATACAAGGCGGTTCTGAACAAAAAAGTTCCGAATACCGTTGAAGATTTCCAGAATTTGAAGTATAATGAACCTGAAAAGTGGGCGCAATTAAAAACCACAAAGCGGCAGACTGTTGTTGTTAAAAATGCGGAGTGCATAACAACACCCAAAAAATACACAAACTATTTCCTGAAAAGTGGAGCTAAACACGCAGACCAATTCTTTGATGTTGGATATACGTCAGACAATCCGCTCCAATTGCGCTATGATATGGCAAGGCAGTTTAACATGGAAAAGGCTGTGGATTTTAAAGAATTAGGCGGCGGAGCCGTGCGTTTTAATATTTACATGGAACTTGGGGTGACAAAGCAACGAACGTTTTGCACTGGCTGGATAAAGGATGCGCCCGAAAGCAAACCGCGTATCATAACTGCCTTTAGGAAAAACAAGGAGGATGCGGGATGATCCGTGAATATGACCGTGTTAAGGTAAAAAGTACTGGAGATACCGGCATTGTTGTCGACATCAGAAATACCAACGGGACGTATTTTTTGGTGGAAAGAGATAGCGATAACGAGCTGATTGACTGCACTGCCAGCGAACTGGAAAAATTGGGCAGAGGACAACAATGAACATTGATATTCAGGATCACAGTGCGGAGGTTTCCGCTGAAATCAAGGCGGCGTTGCTGCGGAGCCTTGAAAAGATCGGGCTGGTGGCAGAGGGATATGCGAAAAAGCTGTGCCCCGTTGACACCGGCAATCTGCGCAACAGCATTACCCATGTGGTAGACGAGCAGGAACCGGCGGCGTACATCGGCACGAACAATGAGTATGCCGCTTACGTCGAGCTTGGCACAGGCATTTACGCCGAGGGCGGCGGCGGACGGCCTACACCGTGGGTGTATCAGGACGCGAAAGGCAATTGGCATTACACGCGCGGCAACAAGGCACAGCCGTTTCTGAAACCCGCTGCCGCCGACCATGCCGCGCAGTATCGGGACATTCTGGAAAGCGAGCTGAAAAATGGATGACTTTAACGAAGTGATGATTAAGGCTCAACAGGCCGCAGAAGAATTGCGTAATGCAATCGCCATCGTGTTAGACGCTTGGAATCAAGCCGTTTCCGAGATTCTCGATGCGATAGCGGATGTGCTTGAAAAAATAAAAAGTTGCCCTGTATACGGCAATAAACCAAAATGGCGTATACCGCATCCCCATAAAATTCGTCCGCTGTTGCTTGATAAAAGGAGCAAGGTGCACAGATGCAGGAACTGTTGTTAAGTGAAAAGACCATCAAGGCCATTGAAGCCATTATCAAGCGCGGCAACGATGCTGAAATACGCCGAAAAGGCGACGGGTACATCGTCTTAGAGGTCAAGAAAACAATCAAATATTCAACTTCCGCGCAATAGGGCGCGGGAAAGGGCAATAGGAGCCAACTTGTAAGGAACGCTTACAGGTTGGCTCTTTTTCTTTTAGGAGGCAACGCATGGCTAACAGCAAAGTCAACATTTTAGGCACGGATTACGAAATTGTCGTTAAAAAGTACGGCGACGATGAGGCGTTTGAGCGCAGGAGCATTGACGGATATTGCGACCACCTTTTGAAGCAAATCGTAATTTGCGACATGACGACCTATAAGGGTTGGGAAAACGAGCCAGTAGAAACGGCAAAAGAGGCTCAAAAGCAAACGCTACGGCATGAAATTGTACACGCATTTTTCAGTGAAAGCGGTCTTTCGGATAGCGGACTTTCTTTTGAAGGGGCATGGTGCAAAAACGAGGAGCTTGTCGACTGGATTGCGTGGCAAGGGACAAAAATCCACAAGGCGTGGAAAATGGCAAACGCAATTTAGAACAGGTAAACACCGCGAGGTACAGCGGTTTTTATAAAAAACTATCGTTTCCGAAGGAACGGAACCAAAGAAAAGGAGATAGTGTCATGGCACTTACACGCAAACTTTTGAAAGGTATGGGGCTGACCGACGAGCAGGTTGACACCATCATCGAGGCGCATACCGACACCGTGGACGGGTTGAAAGCTGATGTCAGCAAGTACAAGACGGACGCGGAGAAGCTGCCCGGCGTCCAGAAGCAGTTGGACGATCTCAAGGCGGCAGGTGACGGCGGCTATCAGGAAAAGTACGAGAAAGAGCACAAGGCTTTTGAGGACTTCAAGGCCAATGTCACGGCAAAGGAGAGTAAGGCGGCAAAGGAAAAGGCTGTCCGGGCTTACTTTGAGAGCAAAAACATCACCGGCGCGAATCTTGACCTTGCCATGCGCGGCTGCGGCGAGGAAATGGCCGCATTGGAGCTGGACGGCGAGAAGATCAAGGACACCAAGGCCCTTGATGCGCTCGTAGACGGCACCTACAAGGGGCTGGTCTCCACCACGCAGACAAAGGGCGCGAATCCCGCCAATCCCCCGGCGAACACCGGCGGCGCGAAGACCCGCGAGGACATTTACAAGAAGGACGATAAGGGACGGTATGTAATGTCTACGGCGGAGCGCCAGAAAGCACTTGCCGATCTGATGGCAAGCGAAAACAACTGATTTTTTGAAAGGAGCTATTTATGGCTGTGAAAACTAACGTAACAACTTCTGCCCAGTTTACCACTTCCGCCCGTGAGGTGGATTTCGTGTCCCGCTTCGCTGATAACTGGGATGCGCTGCGTAACATCATGGGCATTATGCGTCCCATCCGCAAGGCTCCCGGCACGAAACTGGTTTCTTACAAGGCCAGCGTGGACGGCGGCCTCAAGGGCGGCACCGTGGCTGAGGGTGACGAGATCCCCTTCACCAAGATGAAGGTGGAGCCGGTTGCTTACGGCGACATCGACATTTCCAAGTATGCCAAGAGCGTGACCATCGAGATCGTGGCGAAGTACGGCGCTGACGTTGCCGTGGAGAAGACCGACGAGGCTTTCCTCGTGGCCCTGCAGAACAAGGTCCTGACCGACTTCTATACTTTCCTCGGTACCGGCACTTTGAAGGTGACCGAGAAGACGTGGCAGCGTGCTCTGGCTATGGCTAAGGGCAAGGTGCTGGACAAGTTTGCCGGTCTCGACAAGGACGTGACCGAGGTGGTGGGCTTTGCCAACATCATCGACGCTTACGATTACCTGGGGGACAAGGAGATCACCGTGCAGACGATGTTCGGCATCAACTACGTGGAGAACTTCATGGGCTACCGCACCCTGTTCCTGCTGCCCGAGAAGTACATTGCCTCCAAGAAGGTGATTGCTCTGCCCGTGGAGAACATCGACCTGTACTATGTGGATCCCAGCGACAGCGACTTTGCCAAGCTGGGCCTGAACTACACCGTGAAAGGCGAGACCAACCTGATCGGCGTTCACGTCGACGGCGATTACAGCCGCGCTACCGGCGATATGTACGCCATCATGGGCATGAAGTTGTGGGCTGAATATCTGGACGGCATTGCCGTGGCTACCGTTTCGGTGGCCGGTGCGGGCTAAATAGGGGGGCAGCGTAATGCTTGAACAGGTCTTACGGCACTTGAACAACTGGTTCCTTGTGGACATTCACGAGGGCACGTTCACCGTGGAGAATGGCAGCATTACGCTGCCCTTTCTCCAAACCAATCAATATTTCCGTATCTGCGGCTCCGTGTTTAACGATGGCCTGCACCTGTATCCGGCGGTTGACCTGACGGATGAAATATTTACCGGTACGGTGTGGGCACTGGCAGTTCCGAAGGCGGTTGTGACGCTTTCCATCGACATTGCCGCGTGGGAAGAAAAGAACGGTGAAGCTGTTTTAAGCCCCTACACGAGCGAGAGTTTCGGGGGTTACAGTTACACCAAGGCGAGCGGTGGGAAGGCCGACGCAAGCGCTGTGACGGGCTGGCAGGATGCTTTTAAAGGCCGATTGAATGACTGGCGGAAACTCAAGGGGGTGGAGCCGTAATGCTGTTGGATGCGTTTGGTAAAAAGTGCGTGCTGATTGAAAAGAAACGCACGGGCGACGGCGCTGGCGGCTACATCACGGAATGGGTTGACGGCGCTGAGTTTCTTAACTATCAGGCGCTTGACACATCCATGGAGGCCCGGAGGGCGGAACAGGAGGGCGTGACCTCGGTGTATTCCGCACTGGTCAACCGGGACGTGCCCATTGAGTACAACGATTATTTTCGGGATAAGGAAACGGGGCTGACTTATCGGGTGACGTCAAACCCGGAGGAAAAGGCGGCTCCGAAATCTGCCGGACCGGCAATCCGGGCGCTTAAATTCTTCACTGCGGAGCGAAAGGAGCTGCCGAAATGACGAAGGATAAGGCGCTCCATGCGTGGTTTTCTCAATTCCTCCCGGCATACCCAACATCCAATGTGCCGGAAGACGCGACGTTCCCGTGGCTGACCTATGAACTGATTACCGGGTCATGGGAGAGCGGGGGAATCGCTCTGACGGTAAACCTCTGGTATTACACGGAAAGCGAGGCAATCCCCAACGCCAAGGCACAGGAAATCTCTGACGCCATCGGCATGGGCGGCGCGTTCGTGCCCTATGACGAAGGCGCAATGTGGATCAAGCGCGGATCCCCGTGGTGCCAGAACATCGCGGACGAGAGCGATAAGAACATCAAGCGGCGGTATCTCAACATCACGGTGGAATATCTGTCGCAAAACTGATGAAAGGACGAAACTATGAAATTTACAAAAATTCCTTCCGACGCATTTCAGAAATTGCAGATCAACGCCGGTATTTTGACCACCGATTTTACCCCGGCCACTGGAACCATTGGAGAGGCGGGGCAAATCGGCGCGACTACCGGCGGCGTGAATTTTACCGCAACGCCGACCTATTCGGACTTTGGCGAGGACATTGACAACTGTCCGAAGAACATGAAGGAGCTGAAACGGCTGGATTCCTGGGAGGCGAAGATGACGGGTACGTTCATCAACGCAGACACCAAGATCGCAAAGAGCCTTTGCGGTGCTGCCGATGTGGGCACCAGCGACGGGAAGGTCACACCTCGAAACGATCTGTCGGACGCCGACTTTGCCGACATCTGGCTGGTGGGCGACTATTCCGACAAGAACGGCGATAAAAATGGCGGCTTCATCGCCATCCACCTGATGAATGCACTGTCCACCGGCGGCTTCCAGCTGCAGACCAGCGACAAGGCAAAGGGGCAGTTTGCATTTGAGTATACCGCCCACTACTCCATGGCGACACAGGACACGGTCCCCTTTGAGATCTACATTAAGGCCGGTACGGCGGAGGGCTAATATGAAACTTTCCGACATTCATGGCGAGCGGGTGTTTGATGTTATCGCAGATATCATTGACCCCATTGCCAACATCGCAGAGGACGAGAAGGCTTCCGCCATGTTTCGGCGTGAAAAGATCCCAGAGGGAATGACGGCGAAGGAGTTTGCAATGCAGCGGGCGCGTAAAGCGCTCCCTGCACTGCTCAAGCAGCATAAGGGGGATATCATCGATATCCTTTCTGCTATCGAAGGCGTGAGTGCAGAAGCCTACAAGGGGACGCTGAATCTCGCAAAACTGATGCGGGACGCAACAGAACTTCTGACGGATGAGGCGTTTGGAGAACTTTTTATCTCAGCGCAGAGCGGGAGATCCTCTGGCTCTGCGCAGGAGAATACCGAGGGCGAAAACAAGTAAAGCCTTTCCTGTGGTACTGTGTGGCGCGGGCCAAAGAGAGAGCAAAAACCGAGGCATACCGCATCTATGTGACCGACGCGCTGCGAATTGTGGCCGAAAACACGGCACGATACGCGGGCGGGAACTACATCAAGGCGCGATACGCGGACATTATTGAGCCGAAGAAGCAGGACAACAGGACATGTGAAGAGATCACCGCCGATGTGGTCGCGCGGTGCGGATTGGTGGTGAAAGCATGAATTTAATGGACCTGTTTATCAAGGTCACTGTGGACGACAGCGGCGTGGACAGTGGGTTTTCCGAGACAGGACAAAAAGCGGATGCGTTGGCAAGCAAACTGAAAGGCGGGCTTGCAACGGCGGCGAAGACTGTTGCAGCTGCTTTAACGGCAGCTGCAACCGGCATCTCCATATTGACAAAAAAATCCATTGACGGATACGCAGAATACGAGCAGCTTGTCGGAGGCGTAGAGACACTGTTCAAAAGCTCTGCCGATCAAGTCATAGAATACGCAAACCGCGCGTATGAAACCGCAGGGCTTTCCGCTAATGAGTATATGGACACGGTTACGTCATTTTCTGCCTCGCTGTTGCAGGGCCTCGGCGGCGATACAGAAAAGGCGGCGGAGGTTGCGAACCAGGCCGTCATTGATATGGCGGATAACGCGAACAAGATGGGCACAAGCATGGAGATGATCCAGAACGCCTATCAAGGCTTCGCAAAGCAAAACTATACCATGCTTGATAACCTCAAACTCGGTTATGGTGGCACGGCGACAGAAATGGCGCGGCTCATTAACGATTCTGGGGTGTTGGGAGACACCGTTGAAGTCACAGCGGACACAGTCAATAGTGTTTCGTTTGACAAAATGATCGAAGCAATCCATGTGATCCAAGACCAGATGGGAATTACCGGGACAACGGCGGAGGAAGCGGCAAGCACTATCGAAGGCAGCGTTAACATGATGAAATCCGCCTGGTCAAACCTTGTAACCGGTATTGCAGACGATAACGCAGACCTTGACCAGCTGATTGAAAACTTCACCTATTCTGTCAGTAAGGCAGCAGAAAACATTATCCCGCGTATTGAAAAGATTTTTACCGGGTTTGGAGATTTAATTACACGGCTTGCTCCGGTTATTTCCGAGCAATTCCCGTCGCTTGTTAGCTCTGTTTTGCCGTCGCTTGTGAGTGCTGCCACTGCTTTAGTGCAGGGAGTTGTAGACGCAGCTCCCGGAATTGTTACGGCACTTGCGGATATGGCCCCTGAAATTACGGGAGCAATTTTGTCTGTTATACCGCAATTGTTAGACGCAGGCGTGCAAATGCTGATTGCTTTGGTGCAAGGTATTGCTTCGGCCATGCCGGAAATCGCACCGCAGTTGGTTGATTACGTGGTACAGATTGCAGAAATATTGACTCAGCCAGATACGCTTGCTGCCCTTATTGAAGCAAGCGCGATGTTTATTGTTGCGCTTGCAGAGGGCCTAAGTGATAATCTGCCAAAGCTTTTGGATGCAGCCCCCGAGATTATCAAAAACCTTGCATCCGCGTTTATCCAGTCCATAGGCTATATCGGCGAAGCCGCCATCGAAATCGGAATAGCCCTTGTCAAAGGAATTTGGGAAGGTATCAAGAGAATGGGCGATTGGCTAACAGGCATGGTAAAGGGTTTCTTCGACGGTATTGTGGATGGAGTAAAGGGCGTTCTTGGGATTCACTCCCCGTCCCGCGTCTTCGCCGGGATCGGTGAGAACATGGCGCTTGGCTTGGGTGAGGGCTGGGATAACGAATACGGCAATATCAAGCGTAGCATTGCATCTGGCATGGACTTTGGAACGGCATCAGTCGATTTTGGAGCCTCCGGCGTCGCGGCGATCGGCAACTCTATTGCATCCGGTGTTGGTGCATTGGCGACCGGCGGTGTGGGAAGTATTGTAATCAATTTGACAACCGAACTTGACGGCGCAGTATTGGCGCGAAAAATGGTGCCGTACAACGCAGCGGAGACATTAAGGAGCGGCGCATGAGTAAAACGATCAAGATCAACGGTATTGATTTTACATCCTACTTTACGCCGGTCGGCTACAAGGTGGGACACAAGAAAATTAAGGGGCCAAACGAGGGATACATGCTGGACGGCAGCTTCACGGAGGACGTGCTTGCAATCAAGGCAGTTATTACCTGTACGTGTATGCCTCTAACGGAAACACAGCTGAACACGTTACTCGAGCAACTGTACAGTGGAAATCTGAGCGTATATTTTTTCGACACTCAAAGCGGAGGATATCGCACGGCAAACATGACGTGCGATCCTCCAGAGGGCGTTGACAGAGGAACCGGAACGAACGCTGCAGAATATTGGACGGGCATGGTGCTTGCGTTTACGGAGAAATGATATGAAGATCACCTACAAAAATTGGATGTTTGATTCTTCCCGAACAGAAAAAGCTGCGCCCACACGAGAGCAGTCATTAAGCTGTGAAAGTATTTCTGCCGATACACTGACAGTTGTTGTGCGATGCGACGATCCTTCGATTATGTCATTTCAGAAGAATGACGCTATTCGTTTCTGGGAAAACGATTCTAACGCATCAATGCAGACTTACTATTTACGGTCGATTGAGCGAACAGGCGCAACCGCATATAAAATTGTAGCGTGGTCTGCGGTCGGTTTATTGGCAACGATCCCGCATAAAGGCGGCATTTATACAGGACAAACCGTTTCTGAGGTAATTTCCGATATTTGCGGTGCGGTTCCGGTTGTGGTCAAGAGCGTTTTTGCAAACGTTAAACTATACGGCTGGCTCCCGTATTGCCAGCCGAAAACAAACGGGCAAGGCAAAAGCGCAAGGGACAACCTGGCGCAAGTGCTTTTTGCAATTGGCGCATATTTGACAACCGACCTAAACGGCGTTTTGCACATTGATTCCCTGTGGGACGGAACGGCGTCTGTGATTCAAGGCAACAGAATGTATTTGAGCGGTGGAAAGGTTGGGTATAGCGACCCCATCTCTGCTGTGACGGTGACGGAGCATCAATACGTTGCGGGAACGGAAGTAAAGGAGCTATTCTCCGGCACGGCGCAGAATGGCGATATCATCACATTCTCCGAGCCGATGCACTCCCTCTCTGCGACTGGCTTCACAATCTTGGAAAGCGGCGCGAACTACGCCAAGATCTCCGCTGGCGCTGGCGCACTGACTGGCAAGGCGTATATTCACAACACCCGCTTAATCACGCAGCCTGTGACGGCTGGTGCTGTGGAAAACATCAAATCAGTTACAGACGCCACGCTGGTATCTCTGGTGAATTCCTACGCCGTGGCGAAGCGTCTTGCGGACTATTACCGATGCCGCGAAACTATCACCAATGACATTGTAAGCGGGCACGAGAAACCGGGCCACGTTGTAAGCGTATATCATCCGTATGACAAGAAAATGGTTTCTGCGTGTATCCAGTCTTTGGACACCACCATGAGCGCGACGCTTAAAAGCAGCATGGAAGCATTGGTGGGCTTCACCCCGGCGCAGCCGGAATCTGCGGAGTATCTGGACGAGCGGGTAGTCCTCACCGGATCCGGCGAGTTCGATATCCCGGAAGGCACCACAACGATCCACTATGTGATGATCTCCGCCGGGCAGGGCGGGCGCTGCGGCGAAAAGGGCGAAGATACCCAATCGGGGCCTAAGTTCTCGTGGACGGACCCGGTTTTTGAGGATCGGGTAGACGGCTACGCGTTGGCGCTGGGTGGCAAGGGCGGTCCCGGCGGCAAGGGCGGCAAGGGCGGCAGAATCGTAGAGGGCGATCTCGACGTGTCCCAGCTGAAAAGCCTTGCCTATGATTGCGGGAAAAGCGGAAAGGGCGCTGAATTCAGCACGGACGATCTTCCCGGGACAAACGGCACGGATACGGTGTTTTACGGCATGACTA